CGTCGGCCATGATGAGCTTCTGGAAGATTTCGCGCGCTGACGCCGCGTCGGCTATGCGCGTCTCTGGCGCTTTACCGTCTTCGTTGAGGGTTTCAAGCGGCAGTTGGGCTAGGTTTCCGTACATGGTTGTTTTTTCCAGCAGTGGGCCGGAAGGTTTTTGTTCTCTGTAGCGTCCGTAAATTTATGGAGTGTTTCAATGGGAAACCACACCATGCTTCTGATAAAGCAACCGCAAAATTCGCAGCTTTGTAGGTTTTCGTCTAGCGGTGTACTGCCGTGCTGGGAAAAGGTTTTGACCGCTTCTTTCAGCACCCGAGCGTTACACCCCGTGCATCCAAGCGGCTTGCGATTGTAGGTGCAGGTTGAGCAGATTGACGCCCTGCGCGTGGCTTCTGCCTGATCAACCTTGCCGCCGCCCACGGTCAGACCATGAAGCAGGCTCATGCTAAAGCGGATTACATCGCCAATCTGGAGCGATTTACGGCCTTCTGGCTTACGGATTTCAACTTCGTTGTACATGCAGTCGGCTCCGTTACGACACGAATACTCGGTGATTAATGTGTCGAGATTTTCGGGAATTTTAATCGCATTGGCGGTGTAATGGTTACGAACAAACTCATGGAGCTGCGGCCAAGATCCACCCATGATTTCAATGCCAGTCTCAGGCACGCGGTAATGCCACCCGCCAGGGATGACCATGTGTTCGTTCAGTACTTTGTATCCGGTGACGTTACTGCTCATAAGTCGTCGTGATAAATTGAATCAGCATCTCGAACGAGCTTTTCCCAGACTTTATCCATTCTGCTTGCTCGCGGTTCGAAAGAGGCGGTTTTGCGGACTAGATCAAGCAAGACTACAGCAGCGTCGGCCAAGTCAGGTGATTTTCCGGTTCGTTGCTTCATCACGGTCTTCGATTCGACCGATATCTTCCGCTTGGAATCGTCGAACATGCGTGAGCAGAACTCCTGCAATGTCTCGATATCCATACCGCCAACACGCTCTTCGACGACCCATTTTCGCATCGAGAACCAGAGTTCAGTCACCTTGCGGTCGTATGCCTCATTGCATGGCCTACTGTCCTCGTCGCTGACCGGGATGGTTGACGGAGAACCACCAAACTCAACGCGATGAACAACACCCCATTCGCGGGTCAGAATGTCGGCCAAACCACCACCTTCACCGCTGGAATCCAGAGCGAATTTGTCCGGTGCAACGCCGCGCTTGGCGCATTCCTCTTTAACTCGATTGGCTATTTGGTAATGCACCGGCTCGGTCAGCGCAGCATTCGGTGAGATTTGAACCACATCGCCGAAGAGTACGCTCGCCTTGTCGTTTGCGGTGCCAATCTTAGCAAAGCGAAGAACGCATCTATCGCCACCAAAACCTGGATCGAGTCCGGCGACGACTTGGACATTGGTCGTAAACACCAAGTTCCTTGTAGGTGTGTGCGTCTCAATCAGTGATTCTGACAACACCGTCTTGACCATGCCGTCAGGACTCCAGAATCCGCGTGTGTACTTCCAGAATGTAGGGCTTTGCTCACCCTCATGCCTCATTGCCGACAAAACCTGATCGTGCGTGATGAGATATGGGTACTTTGTTCGCCCTTCGCTGATATTGGGCGATTTCATGCCGTCGAACCGCCGACACATGCCACGTTCTGTCAGCCAATGCTGATCCTCAATCGTTACGCTGCGCCAACCCTTTGCCGGTGTGCAGAATCGACCGTGCGGATCGTACTTCGAAGCAGGGTTTCCGATGACCAGCATCTTGAACTCGCGGCAACCCTTGGAAAGATTGGTGCAAGCCTCGAAAGCTGCTTCGGGCGTGTCCGTCGCTTCGTCGATGATGACCATCACCCGCTCGGCGTGAATACCTTGGATGTTGGCCACTGCCTTCGAAGTGTTTCCCTCGGCGACGGCAATGGCTGAAATCGAATGACGGTCGTCGCCTTTGATGGCCTGAAGCGCCATCTTCGAATCGACCATGTTGCCTGGGAATCCTCGCGACTTACGAACCAGATCCTGAAGATTGGCCCACATACGCTTTCGGATCATCTTCGCGGTTGTCGATGTCAGGACAACGGTTGTCTTAGAAGGGTTGGCCAACCACCAAACGGTAGCGAAAAGTGTTGCCCCAAAGGTCTTACCGGACGCGCCGCATCCCGCCCACCCAACGTAATCGTGTTCGCAGAGACTTTCGACCTGAGCTTCAAGCCACGGATTCCAGCTCATCTTTGGCCAGAGCATTTTGGTGGCGTTAACAAAATGGTCGAAGGTGCCTAGCCCACCCTCATTGGGTTGGAGCCGGTTTCGGAATGCGTAAAGTTCCAGTTCTAGGTCTGGAATCTTGACGGGTGAACGAATCCCGTACTTATGCTGAATCAATGGATGCTCGGACGCTTGCTCTGCCATAGTTTGGCCTTGCATTAGTTGTCGTTGGACTTGAGGTTCTGCGAAAGGAAAATTATGCCGTCGCAACTTGTTTCTTCATCCGGCTGTTGCCAGCCTTGCGACTCCGAGCCGGTAGTCGTGAATATCCCCGGCCCTCAAGGTCCGGCTGGAACCAACGGCACCAATGGAACGGATGGTATTGATTCGTTTACTTACACGACCGCTCCGTTTTTCGTCCCTGCTCTCGGTTCGAGTGTCCTCGTTTTCGTTGATAATACCGAATTTCTGCCAGAATCGGTTGCCGGTCAGTTCTTTGTCTCGATTCAAGGTCTTGGCTACATGCAGGTTACGTCGGTCGATGGCTTGCAACTGACGCTTCAGAACCCCGCTTCTGGAGTTCTTGGAATTGCCAACGCTGTTCCCACTACGCTGATTCCGACTGGCTCACTTATCACCCTTGCTGGAGCGATTGGCGCGACTGGCGCTCCCGGTGTATCCGGCGGCGCTCCGGTTGGTGCGTCTTACATTTGCCGCACTGCGGATGGAACGCTGACAAACGAGACTGCTCTCGATTCATTGGCCGCTGGATACGTTAAGACTCAAGGATCTGGCGGCTTTGGTGCGGTTTCGACTGTTTCCACGATTCCTATTGCCGATGTCACCGGCACGGTTCCGATTGCTCAAGGTGGCACAAACCTGACGACCGCTCCCGCGAACAAGATTCCGGTTGGCGATGGCTCGACTTATCTCCAGAAGGAGATTGTCGGAACGGCTCCGATTGTCGTTACGAACAGCGCCGGAAACATCACGCTGTCAGCTCCGTCGATTGTTCCGTTCAGTTACGTCACGTTTACGCGGAGGGTGACTGGTCTTGGAGCGGCAAATGCGCCAAATGTCAGCCCAACTTCAGGAAGCAATCCGTACAGCACATCTGTTTACACCACGGCGTCTTACGTTGGGCTAGATTCAGCCTCAGGGTTCACGGCATCAAGTGGCCGATTTACGGTTCCGTACATTGGCTACTACAGGATAGACGCATACTTTAATCTTGATGCGGTATCAACAACCGCAACTGTGACTGTTTTTCTCAGAAAGAACGGATCTGATATTTTAGTGTCAAAACCATTCAATGTGACAAATAATGGATACCATCCACTATCTCTTACTTACATTGATCAGGCGACAGCTCTAACCGATTTTTACGAGGTGTTGGTTAGCACGGACCACAATCTCTACGTCGATCAAGGCTCCTCATTCTCGGTCCAGCGTATTCAGGCTTAAACCATGAGCGAACGCGCACCACGGAGGTACACGGACGGATCTGTCACCTTTGAGGGTGGCATTGACGCTGGTGTGATGCCGTCTGAGGTGGACAAGAATCAGGTGGCGTTTGCGGTCAATGCCAACTTCCGACAGGGGTTTGTCTCATGCCGCCCCGGCTTCGTTCAAAAGGATTACGACCTGTGCGTCACCATCACGGCTGACAACGATCAGATTACCGCTGACCAGACGAACGTTACGGCGGATGGCTGGTCGGAGGACTGCTACGGACCTCAGTCGCTAACCGGCACGTTCCAATGTGCGCTGCCCTACATTGCTGACGATGGGCGCACGTTCATACTGATGCTGATCAGTGGTAAAGTGTGGCTTTACAACTGCCTTCAGAACAATGCTCAGAGCCTCACAACTTCTCCTGACCTAGAGAATCCTTCCAACCTGCTAGATGGCTGGATGGTTCAGGCTGAGAACTTTGTTGTCATTCAGGATGGGTTTAGCAGGCCACTAATCTTCAACGGGACAAGTTTACGTCGAGCGAGCGACGACGAAATCAAGACCGGCAAGGTTATGGCCTACGTCAATGGCCGTATCTGGTACGCTCTTCCAGATGGGTTTTCATTCCGCGCTACCGACATCGTTTATGGGGATGGAACGCGAGCGAGTGTTCTCAAGGAAACCGAGAACACCTTCCTCAATGAAGGCGGAGACTTTGCGGTTCCGTCGGATTCAGGGGGTATCACAGCGATGGCTGTCCCAGGCGATCCAGACACCTCGCTCGGCCAAGGTCCGCTTCTAGTCTTCACACCTCGATACGTCTTCTCGGTTCAAGCGCCTGTTGATCGTGATGTTTGGAAGAACCTGAACTATCCGATTCAAGCCATCAGCTTGCTTACGAGCGGTGCGCTTGGTTCTCGGTCGGCCATCACCATCAATGGCGATGTCTTCTACCGCGCTGTCGATGGCGTCCGCTCGTTCATCATCGCTCGACGCTCGTTCACCGACTGGGGCAACACCCCGATCAGCAGCGAGATGCTGAATGTCATTGAGAACGATCAAACGAATCTCTTGTGGGCCAGTTCTGCGGTTGTGTTCGACAATCGCCTCCTGATGACTTGCCAGCCTCGGTACAATGCCGAGGGTGTCATTCACAAGGCGTTGGCTGTCTTGGACTTCGACCTGATTACGTCGATGCGGAAAAAGTTTCCGCCTGCGTGGTCGGGAATCTGGACCGGACTTGATGTGCTTCAGATCGTCAAGACTGAGAACGCTTACGGCGATCAGTGTTTCTGCATCGCTCGCGGATCGGATGACTCGATTCAAATCTGGGAAGTCACCAAGGCGGACAAGTTCGATAACAATATCCCGGATGGTAAGAAGGAGATTGAGTGGCAGGTGCAGACTCGCGCCTACAACTTTGAAGTTCCGTTTGGATTGAAGCGACTAGATTCAGGCGACTTGTTCATCGACTCGCTTGAGGGTGATGTCTCCTTTAGCGTCACCTATCGGCCTGATCAGTATCCTGGCTGGATTGAGTGGACTGACTTTTCTGAGTGCGCGACGACGACGCAGTGTTTCGATCTTTGCCCGATTCAAAACTTCAAGCCGCAGTATCGTCCGAAGATGCGTTTTCCGACGCCTTCAGATGCTCCGTGCAACGAGACGATCAGCACTCCGGCTCGGAATCTTTACGAGGTTCAGGTTGCGATGAACATCATCGGATACTGCCGCATCAAGAGTCTTCGAGTTCACGCTTACGATATTCAGGAGCCGAGTGTTGGGGATTGCCGGACGGTGTTCCCTGCATGCACGCCGATCAGTGCGTGCGACATCAACCCGCTGACTTACACGTCGGAATCTGTCAACCCATAGAAACAGAATGCCAAACCTTACGCTCATCACGCTGACGCCCCCGAGTTTGCCGGTCGGGTATTGTCCGACCAACTACCAACAGTTGGCCAACGATGTCATCAGCGGCACTCAGGCGACGTTCAATAGTTCGATTGGAAACTCGTTCTTCAACTTCGGTGCATCTGTTCCGGCGCTAAACAATCAGGTTTACCCGTGGCTGGATAACAACGGCAACTGGTGGGTTTTTCAGGGAGGTTATTGGGCGAGGCAAAACCCTGTTGCCGCCGGTGGAAGCGAGCGTCGCATCTTCGTGGGAACAAGTGCTGATGTCCTTTCATACGACGGCGGTGACGGAACCGTTTATTCCGGCAATCCTTACGCCGGTTCGATGTGGGAAATTGACACAGCTTTCGAAGCTCGATTCCCGGTTGGAGTTGGCACGTTCGCGGCGAGTGGAGTTGTTAGCGTCAATGGAACAACCACATCGACCGCTGTTGCTGGTGAGGACAAGCACACGCTTGTCACCTCCGAGATGCCGTCGCATACGCATCAGATTCTCGACCAGTACATCAACCTTACTCAGCGCGGATCGGCTGATACGAGTGTGTTCAGCGCGACGAATCGCTCGGAAGGAGTGGCCAACCTGTTGCCGACCACTTCGGTTGGAGGCGACGCAGCCCACAACAATCTTCCGCCGTTCTATGGTGTTTACTTCATCAAGCGAACCAGCCGAGTCTACTACACCAAATGAAGCTGATCGTCCAAGATATCAGGTCAACGATTGCTCGGGCTATCGGCGTTTGCGTCGATGACGCTCGCGTTTACGAGTACATCAATCAGGCGTGCCGACGACTGCTTCACAAGGGTTTGTGGGCTGGCGCGTACGGACGCTTCACGATTCACACGGTCGGAGGCTGCATCACTTGGCCGCGTCAGATCGAGACGATTGAAGCCATCGCAGATTGCTGCGGAGTTGGAACGGTTCGCAATCAATGGTTTGAGTTTCAGGAAACCGGATACGGACTTCTCAATGGAAACCAAGTGTGCGTTGGTAAGCAGCTTGTTGACCGTGGTACCGTGGTTTCTTACCGCGACATGTCTGGCGGTACTAACAGTTATCTTCGAGTCTACCCTGGCGACGCTTCAGATGTCGGCAAAACCATCACGCTGCAAGGTGTTGATCAAAACGGTCAATGGATTCGAACGCAATCCGGAGGCGTCTGGATCGACGGTGAAAAGCTAACGCTTGCTTTGCCGTACACTCAATCGACCAAGAAGTTCACCACTCTGACCGGCGTCATCCGCGAAGCCACGAATACGGCAAGCCGTTTGTACGAGTACGATGCGACGACGCTGCTAGAGTTGGATCTGGCAGTTTACGACCCTGATGAAACTCTGCCGCAGTATCGTCGCAGTTACCTCGCTGATCGTTGCAACAACGAGGAGGACAAGCCGGTAACGGTGATGGCGAAGATGCGCCACATCAACGCGACGAGCGTGAATGACTACCTTATTCCTCCTTGTCCAGACGCCATCAAGCTGATGGTCATGGCGATTCGCAAGGAGGAGAACGATTTGATTCAGGAAGCAGTGGCCTACGAAGCCAAAGCTGTTCAAGCTGTGCAGGAGCAGACGATGCAGTATTTGGGTGACGCTGTGGCAACCATCCGAATGGTGGGCGTCGGATTGAACGGCGGTGGATTTTCTCAATGGTTCTGATAAAGGATAATTTATGGCATTAGGTGCAGCAATTCTTGGAGCGGCGGGAATCTCCGCTGCCGGTAGTTTGCTCGGTGGGCTTTTCGGCGGACGCAAGCCGAAGGTTCCTGAGTTGAAGCCGATTAACTTTGAGCAGGAACAGACCAACGCTATCCGGCAAAACATTGCCGCGCTTGAGCCTGCCACAAAATTGGCCGAGAAGACGACCGCAGCCGAACAGTCATTGCTTGAAACTCAGCTTCGCCGTGCGATTCCTGGCTATGACCAGTTGATTCAACAGGCTGGAAAGACTATTGGCTCAAGATTGCGTGGCGAGGTTGATCAAGATGTTCAATCGCAGCTTCAACGAGCTGTCGCTGGTCGGGCGGTTGGTGGAGGGTTTAAAGATGCGTCAGGCATTCGAACAAATTTGCTCGCTCGCGACTTTGGTCTGACAGCGATGCAGATTCAGAATCAGGGTCTTGCTCAAGCTCAGAACTTCATCCAGCAGCAGCGAGCATTTGGAATGGCCCAGCCGTTCTCGGTGAGCAGCATGTTCATCACACCCGCTCAACGGATCGGCGCGATTCAAGAACAGCAGGCCAGAATGTACGGGCGTGATTTGACTGCTGCTCAGGTTGCTGCTGCTCCGTCGCCGTTCCAGCAAGCCATCGGAAGCACATTGAGCAACGTCGGAAACATCGCTGGAGGCGCTCTGATGCAGTATGGCCTGTACAAGGCAATGCTTCCGACTGCTGGCGGAGCTGGAGTTCCTGGAACTTCACCAAGTTCTGGATACGGGTTTGAAAATTCAGGATCAATAAGTGGTGGAGCAATCGATTACAGCACCGGAGAAATGCCGATGTCACCAGGAACGCCATACACCAACCCGATGTCTCCGGCGACTCTGTACGCTGTTCCCCCTTCTTCCTTCTACCCTGGAATTCGCTAATCTTATGGCCGACCAATCTCTCCAAGCATTTCAGCTAGGTGCAAACCTGTTCGACCGCGCGCAAACTCAGGCGCGGATGATGGAGCAGTTTCAGCAGCAGACTGCCGAGTCTTTGCTCCAGCGCCAAGGAATGGAGCTTCAGAACAAGATTCGAGACATGACTCTTGCTGATGCGATTGGTGAACAGAAAGCACAGGTTGAGGAATTCAATGCGTTTTCTGACCTCAGCAAGCAGGTCGGAGACTATCTCGACAACCCTACTCCTGATTCCAAGTTTCCATTAATTCCAGCTTTCAAATCAAAGCAGTACCGCGTCGAAGCTGACCGGATGCTCAACAATTTGGAAAAGTACTCGCAAAGAGCGATGCTTTTGAAGGCTAGAGACAACGCGGCCAACAGTGCTGCCAGCAAGCAGGCTCAGCTTCTCAACAAGGCCGCTGAAATTGGCGCTGTTGTTCTTGATCAGAACGGAAATCCGCAGATTGACTGGAATGAGTACAATGCCAGAACTACCGCAAAATTTCAGGCAGACATTGGAAGTAAACAAGCAACCGCACAAGCCACGCTTGATCGAGTCGGTATCGCACAAGCAAATCTTGAGCGTTTGATTGCAGAAGGTAAAAATCGTTCAGAGATTCAAAACGCTACGCTCGCTTTACGCGAGGAAATTGGCAGGGCGAATCTGGCTTTACGCGAAGAGCTTGGTCGTGGCCAACTTCAACAGGGCGAGCAGCGTTTGAAACTTAGCGAAGAGCTTGGTCGTGGTCGTCTTGCTCAGGGTGCTGAAAGAATCGACATAGCCCGTGAAAAGGCCGAGTCGGCAAAGACATCATCGTTGAAGCCAACGAAGTTGGATCTTGATGAGCTTGAATTTTCTGAGGCGGTATTGAACGGAATCAAGCCGATGGAACCGTATCTGGCCGAGGATTTGTACGGTCCGACGTTCAATATAAGGGTCAAGGCTGGCGAGGCTATTGGATCGTTTGGACCAGAAAGACAAGTGAACCAACTTTACGAGAACATGAGCAGCGGTGCTATGTTTAAGCGAGGCGGCAAGTCTCTCACAAAGTCTGAGACGACGAGGATTACCTCTTCCATCGGCAAGCCGACAGACACAGGGTTTTCTGAACGAGTTCAAACCTTCAAGGAATTGACCGCTCGCTCGATCAAAGATCGTGTCGAGAAGCTGAGGATGCAGGGAATTGACAACAATCCTCAATACTCTGCTTACATCAACGAACTTGAAAGCAAGGCTGATGCAGTTCTCGGAATGCAAGAGCAACCTTCTGCCGCACAGCCTTCTGCAGGTGGAACTAAAATCGGTCGGTTTGACGTTCAAGTTCGATAATCATCATGCCTACCTACAGCGTAACTGATCCGTCCTCGGGAAGAACGATTGATCTTACCGGAGACAGCCCCCCTACCGAGCAGGAACTTGAGCAGGTGTTTGCCTCGGTGAACCAGCAGCCTGCTGCCGGGATGGCCGCACCGTCTGCTGCGCCGCAAACGGCAATGCTCGATGCTGGTTCTCCTCAGGCTTTGAATCAGGCTGTGGCAAAATCTGGAACGATTGGCCAGCAGCGGTTTCAATCTCAAGATCCGCTGGTTCAGCAGGCTGATTTTTACCTTGGAAGAGACAGCGCGCGTAAGTTTCAGAAGTTTGTTGCTGGCAATTACGAGCCTCTTACGGACGAAGACTTTACCGACAGAGAGCGACAATTCCTTGTAGACTACGAGAACAAACGCGGAAGAAAAGTTCTTGGCGGTGCAATTAAATATGTTGGCCCATTAGCCGCTCAGTTCTTTCCTGGAGGACAGGTCATTGCCGGTGAAATGGCGTACCCAGCGATTGCAAACATCGTTGGCCAAATGGTTTCGCCTGATAATTTCAGCGTTTCTGAGGCTGCTGCTGAACTTGTCCCCGGTGTTTCTCTTTCCAAAAAAGCTGCTGCACCAGGACTTAAATCGTTCCTTACGACCGCAGAAACTGGCGTTGCTCAGCAATCTTCGCTTGGCAAGCAAGTCGCCAAAGAGTTTGGAGCTGGAGCCGGAACTTCGCTCGTCAAGTCTGGCATCGAAGCAATGGGCGGAGAGATTACTGGCGGCGATGTAATCCAGAATGCCATTGTTGGAGGACTTCTTTATCCGTCAATTTCGACTGGTGGACGAGCTTTGTCGGCAGCAGCCAAAGGACGGTTAAGTGCGTCCAAAATTGCTGGAGAATTCCAGCGTCCATTCACGCAGCAATTCCTTGCAGAACGGACTGCTGAGATTCAAAAGCGTCTTGGTGGAGGTGCAGGAATCGACCCTGCATTGTCCGATCAGTTGGCCAGCACTCTGTACTCGCCAGAGTTTTCAGGCACTGGCGCTGAGGCTGTCCAGAACTGGAATGACCGCATAAAACAGTTTATCGGTGAATCTGTTGTCAATGGAAGGCGCTCTGGACTTTCTGGAGACGAGCTTACTCAAGCAATTGTTGAGGAGCTAAAGCAGGTTTCTGGAAAGCCCGATGTTGACCCAAATCTGGTCGATGTAATCGTCAGAAAATCGGATGAGCTGACAGAACAGGCCAAGAACAATGTCGATCAGTTTCTCAATTCCAAAAATTCCGAGTTGGTCGGACTTGCTCGACGCGCTGAAGGTGAGCTTCAGCTTGAATCTCAGAATCTCAAAAATCAGATCCGTGATTTGACGGTTCAGAAGAACAACCTTCCCACAACCAACCAGGCTGAAAGAGAACAGCTTACCAATCAGATTGCCGAGAAAACCAGGCAGATCCAACAGATCGAAGAAGGTTTTGATTCTCGTTTTCCTGCTGGGAAACCAATTTCGGCATTCGAGGCTGGAACCGAAGTTGGAGATATTGGAAGAGAGGAAGCAAAAAAGTTTGATAAAGAACAAAAGGCTGGATTTGATAAAATCAGACCAGACTTAAAGAAAATCGTTGTCGAGATAAATGAAGGAACGGCTGAAAAGCCGGAAATGGTAAAATACACACTTGAGGATTTGCGGCAAATTCGCTCGCAAATTTTTAGGTTGTTTGATTTTAACGCTGCCGTTCAAAAAGGTTATTTTGAAGATTGGAAAAAACTAAACAGAATTAACGATCAGATTACAGAGGCTTTTGATAATTATCCCGACGTAAAAAAGGCGCTTGAAGCTCAGAACAAGCGATATGCAGAAGGCGTTAGTCGGTTCAAAGGTGCTTACGTTAACAAAATCCTAAGGGAAATCGGGGAAGCTGGTGGTGCGCCTGAAATGGTATCCTCTTTGATTGGAGCAAGAGGTGGCACAGCTATGTCTGCACTCAAGGACATGGCGGGTGAACGCTGGACTTCCGAGGTTAAGCCGATCCTTTCGGATTACATTTACAACCAGATTCGCGGTGAAAAGCCGACTGACTTCCTCAACACGCTGATTGAAGCGAAGGGTGCGCGTGGAAAGCTCTCAAAGGAAGTTGCCAACGAATTCTTCCCGAGCATCGCAGAGATTCAGGATGTCGCTAAAACCTACAAATCGCTCATCGATGAGCAGGCTGAACTGACGGCAAATTCTAAAGAACTTAAGAAGCAACAGGATCAACTCATCAAAGATGTTGATGCCGGAATTTTAGGCTCAGAAAAACTGCTTGCTGCCAATGAAAAAGCAATAAAGGCAAACGAAGCGCAGCTTCAAAAAGTCCTGATAAACCAGAAAGATGACACCGCCAAGCGGCTTGCAGACCTCAAGGCTGCTGTTCTTGAAAACAAGAACATCCGTCTCGACGATGATGAGATTAAGACAATCTTGGCCAACCCTAACGCCAAGGACCTTGTCAAAAACCTGAGCGACTACGTTTCTCAGGTGTCTCAGAAGCAGTCTGAATTTCAGCAAGCATTAGCTAGATCATTGAAGTCTGGAAAGCTTGAGACAACACCTACTCCTGGTGACATCGTTGATTTCCTGAAGCAATCAACCGACACACTCTCATCTCGTAACCGTTCCATGAAGTTCATGGAAATCATCAATGCAAGTCGTCCAGAGCTTCAGGGTGATGTCCAAAACATCATTGTAGGAAGAATCGTTGAGGACGCCTTGTCGAAAGATGGAAAGATGATCGACGCCGCTAAGATGAAGCAGCTTGTCGCTGGCGGAACTTCTCCTGGTCCGTACAACGCGATGGTGACTGCTGCTTTTGGAAAAGACGGTGTCAGCAAAATTTCTAAGATTGCCGATCAGCTTTCCGATCTGACGGCGGACAAGGAAACGATTCTTCAAAAGACCGTCTTGCCATTCATAGTTGGAAGCACGGTTGCCACCTATTTTGGCGGCGGACCTTTGACTGCCGTTGGGGCTGGAGGCCTTGCCATTTCTCAGCGTAAAGCTGCGATGTCTATTGCCAAGAATGTGGGTGCTGCAACCGTTGGAAAAATCCTGCTCAACCCCACATACATCAGCACTGTTTCGAAGCCAATCGATTCGCTGACTCAAACTCAGCTCGACACGTTTACTCGCCAGTGGCCGAAGATTTTGACGCTTGAATTCGAGCGGATGAAGATGCACGACGAGAATCAGAAACTTGAAGAACGTCAGATGCGTGAATCGCAACGCCAAATGCGTCGCCGCGACTAATGAAAACCTCCCTCTCCAAAAAAGGTAACACCTACAAGGGGCGTAAGGTGACGCTCAACAAGCCGTTCTACACGCCTGGTGAGCGGAAGAAGAGCGCGGTGTACGTCAAGAATCCGGCTGGCAAGGTTGTCATCGTCCGGTTCGGCGATCCGAACATGGAAATCAAACGCGACAATCCTGAGCGTCGTAAGAATTTCCGCGCGCGGCATAACTGCGCGACGGCGAAGGACAAGACGACGCCTAAATTTTGGTCATGCGCCGCTTGGATTCTGGCGATTGTTCTGTCGGTTTTAACCTCAAACCCTATTTGAATTTATGGACAAGATGAAACTTGGTGGTGGTGGGCGTTACGAGAAGCTAATCAGCAGTCTTGAGAAGAAGGGTGTGAGAGAGCCTCGCGCTCTTGCGGCTTACATCGGACGCAAGAAGCTCGGCAAGGCGAAGTTCCAATCGCTCGCTGCGAAAGGCCGTCGCCGCGCCATGCGCGAGAAGGCTAACGCTTAGGATATCGTCCTTTGGAGTAGGGTTTCCTAGCCGACTCCTTATCGACGACGAACTTCTCAGGTTCTGCGTAGTTCCATGAGATGTCGCCGCCCGTGCCACGCTGGATCATAATTGATCCGGTGACTTTTCCTTCCTTGTCAGTCATGCCGGAACGGTCGGCCCGTTTCGCCATGCCGAGCATGAACTTGCGCGGATTGTTGAAGCCAACCTCCTTCATCACAATCACCTCGCGCGCCCAGTTCGTCAGATCCGACGATCCAAATCCTGAGTAGGCCAAATCTGCCACGCTCTCAGGCTTGTCGTCCTTGCCCTTCGGCTTTGGGAAGTGATGGACGAGTACCAGGACAACACCTGTCTCCATCATAATCGGCTGGAGAAGGTGTCGGGTGAAGTTCGCGCAGACCTCGATATCCGCAGGATTGCCACCCATGTAGGAGAGCAGCGGATCGATGTAAACCACGTCAGCCTTGGTCTTGCGAACGAGGCGGCGGAGCATTGTGGCGAAGTCTGTTCCGGTTCGGACCGTTTCACGGAAGAAGAGCATGTCAACGCTCCGCAATCCTCGCTCCCAGTTCTCCTTTCCAAACGTCATCTGAGCCGCCCCCTTGAGTGCGTCATGCTGATCGGCGATGTCGTTTTCCGCCTGGATGTAAGCCACTTTTAACGCCCGGACGGGCTTTACGCCAAACCACGCTTCACCGGACGCCCACTTCATCCCCTGATACGCGGCCATCGAGCTTTTGCCGCAACCACTTTGGCCTACGAAGAGAAGCGATGAACCGCGACGTAGCCACCTGTCGCCGATCAGATTGTCAGGATCATTCTTCGGGTCGTACTCGATGATGCTATCGAGCGAGAACTCCTGAGGCATGTCCTGCGACTCCAGATAGTCCGTGAACGCATCCCAGTTCACGACGCCCACATTGATGGCCAACAGCTTCTGCTCATTGCCATCGCGCATCACACCGGCTAACCGGCTGAACCTGCTCGCGTTCTTGTTCTTCGGATCGATGCCTAGAGCTTCTAACTGGCGATAGACGACATCACGACGCTCGTTCCATTCCTCCTTGTTCGCCGCATCGACTCGTACCCATCCATGCAAGCTCTTGCCGCCGGAATCGATGACGACGGACATCGGCAGCTTCGACTCCTTGAGGATCGTCCATTGCTCGTCCTTGGTCTTCTCGTCCATCTCGACCAGCACATGGCGGAATGCTGCCACGCCGGAATCAGAACCACTCTCATCGAAGCACGGATTGACGCGGACGTATGCGCCACGGCTGTCAGGACCGTTCCACATGGCGCTGATGGGCGGCGTGAAATGGTTCTTAATCCATTCGTCGCGCTTGAGGAATGTACCCTTGGAGTTTGGCCGAGTCCGACCTTCGTCGTCGCTTACGATGTCATTGCAGATGCAGACAACTTCATCCGGCTCGAAGCAGGCTTTTAAGAAATCTATGGTTGAAAATCGAAAGTCCGATTGCGGAATTGCTTGGATCTTTCGTACCACGAACTTGCCGGTGGGTGATACTGGAGTTCCGCCCTGCCCCATGCCGGAATTCGATTCGAGAAGCCATCCACGCGGCTTGTCGTGCGGAACCTTGGATGCCTGATCGAGCTTATGCGCCAATTCGTTCGGCTTCCACGGTGGGAGGCATTTCGCGTTGTACTCGTGCAGGAGCGTCTCAGCATCCCCCGCATTCAGCTCGAAACCGTGTATGAGCGCGGTTGCTACTGCGAAGGTTGCGTTATGACCGCCTTGTCCGCTGACGGCTCCTGGCGTGTTTCTAATCCACGCACGCGCACGGTCGATCTTTGATTGATTCATTCGATTCCAAGTTGTTTTCTCGCTAATTCCCCACTTTGGCCAAGATCAGTCTTGGCTATCTCGCGAAGAACAGAATTTGATTTCTCTAATTTCTGAAAAAGGAGAGCAAGCTCTTTGGGAGTCATCAGGTACTTGCTCCAATGCTGGATGGCGATGGAGCGTGACTGAAACTTCGCAAAGAGCTGCTCTTGTGCGGCGATGTATAGGTTAGGGCTTCGCATCGACCAGAACGAACTTGGCCTTGAATTCGGCTTTGGTTCGAACGTAGACCTTGCTCTTGCCTTCTCGCATGTAGGCCACGCCTGCCCACTTGGTTTCTCCGATCCGTATCTCTACGTCGTCGGAGAGGAGTTCAACCTCCACTGAGTTTTTTGCGGAGTTCCTGTATTTCATCGTCTGAAGCGTCGTCGAGATGTCCTGATCCACTGCAATGCCAAGCGTCATCAGATTTTGGTTTGGGCTTAGTCATCCAGCCGCGAAGAATGGCATACTCGATCAGCCGAGGCGCTTCCTTCAACAGTTGTTCTCGCGTAATTTCAGATTTCATCAGGGTCAATTCGTTTGCCACGTCGTCCGTTTGGCCGTCGCATTCCAAGTTCGTTTCCAAGTTCATTGGAAAATCCACGTCGAACCAGCCATTCCTTGTACTTCTTGTCGATGTAGGCGAAGTCTATTCTTGGCGTGGATTCATCTGCGTCTGCCACTCGGATTGTCTGTTGTTTAATTGCGCTCATTATTTGTATGTCTCGGTTGTGTGTTTGTAGTGTCTCTCAGCTTGGGTGCAGTTGTAGCAGAGGTCATGTCCTCCGTAGCATCCGCACCCCAAAGATTTGAATAAGGTCTTGGCCAACCATTGGTACTCTGCGATGGCCGCTCGAAGCGTATCAACGTCCGTCTCCTCTGCGAGAGGTTTCAGGTTATTCTCGCTCATTTGAGGATGAACAGGATGAAGTACGCGGATGTGATGATCATGCCCATGCAGAAGGCCGCGATGAGCATTTGCTTTATCTCGCTCTCCGTTGGAGGGCGATTGGATCTGCGGATCATCTGCCGCCTCCCATGGCATAGTGCAGAATCAGCAGGGCGTCGCAGTTCTTAAGCGTGACATCTAGGTGTGGATACAATTCCTGGGCCTTCGCCTTGAGCTTGCGCTTCCAATCGGAATAATCCTTGCACGATGCTTTCCCGCCGAGTCCTAACGGAGCCTGCCACGCTTTTGGAGCTGCTCTGTGAAGAGCGTATCCGTATGCGTATGCAGCAGCTTCAACCCGACCAAGGTTTCTGTGAAGCACGGCCATCGACGAGCTTTTCGTCATGGGGGACACAAAGTTCGGAAGCTCCTCGATCCATAACTCTGAGTTGGCCACCTTTAGCTGATTGATCAGCGCGCAGATGTCCGGCAGTGATTCCGGCATCTTTAACAGGACGATTCCGTCCGGTGTGTTGACTGCGAATCCGCCGCCGACACCAGGGTCAACAGCAACGATGGGTTTGTTTGATTTCATAGCAATTTTGGATTTTCAATGGACCGCCTTATGGATTCTCTCATGTGCGAATATTTCGCGAGTCCAGTTCCATCGCATGAGTCTGCTCCGAGTTCCTCAAAGTATTCGTATCTGCCGGGAGTATTGATTCGCCCAATATGGCACCACTTTCCCAGAATCTTAGACGCTTTGACAATCGCAGCAGCGTGACGGGAAATTTTCCATTCAGTTGATCCACCGATAAAGATCGCGTCGATTTCATCCCAAGGAATTGAGAGATTCTCTTGTCCATCCTGACAGACGAGCGCAATCGGCCAGCCGGTCAACTTTGGACTCCAACGCTGGAAGCACTCCAGAGTTCTGATCGCAGAACCGACAACATCCGGTGCAGCTACAAACCGGCAGAGATTTTTTCTGGGTTCATGCTTTTTGAGCGTCCGCATAAAAGCATCAGCGTTGAACTTGCTGAAAGCTCCGTTGTCGATTCCAAATCGACCCTCTGGACGCTTTGGGTTCAGACCCGTAAGCGGAGTGAACAACTGCTCAACCTTTACTCCCAATTCGCTCTCGCACAGATCAAAGTCTGTGGATGTATCCAACATCACGATCATAGGCCAGAATCTTTGAGCTTCTTGCAAGCGGGACATACTCCACAGGGTTTCAACCCACCGTTGTAGCAAGTCCAAATGTTGGATCCGTTGATTCCCATATCTCTGGCGAGTCCAGCAATTTCCCATTTTCGCTTGTCGAGATATGGAGCGCAAATTTCAACGCTGTAACCAGATTCGTTGACTGTCTTTTGCATCGCTTCAATGAATCCACGCCGACAGTCTGGGAACTGCTCTTCGTCGTCCTTGTTGCATCCAATCGTGACGGTGTCAGATCCAGACTTGCAAGCGAGGTTGACTGCCACACTCAAGAACACCGCGTTGCGGTTAGGAACAACCCACGATTGCTCGGTCAGTCCTCCAAGCGGAGGTAGATCAACAACCGTAAACAATACTCCGGCTTGCTGTGCATGATACTTGGCGCACAACAATTCTTGGCTGTGACGCTGCTGGTAATTGAACATCAACGCGTGAAGTTGATGCCCCTGATTCAACAGGTCGTACATCATGGTTACGCTGTCGAGTCCGCCAGATAGCAGATGGATAATTTTTTTGTTCATGTGAGGATTTTTCATTCGCTCAGTAACAAAGGATAGTGACGTTCTCGGCAGCGATTCGAACGGCTGATTTCGTGTCACCGCCATCGCTCCACTTCTCAACCTTCACACGGCCTTTGACACGCACCAGCGCGCCATTGGCGACTTCCATAATCTTCTCAGCCACTTGTCCCCATGAGGACAGTTCGAACTCATCGAAGTCTTCGTGGAATCGGCCATCCGCATCCGTCCAATGGCGAGCGACGGATATAACGCGGCGCACCATAAGCGCACCTGTTTTGGTTTCTGTTTGACGGCTGATACCTCGAAGTTCGCCGATCAGATAAACCACGTTCTCTGTGGGCGTGGCTGTTTCGTTTGTTGTCGTTGTAATTGATGCACTCATTGGAGGAAGACGCAACCGAGTTGACGGTAGCATGCCATGCGCTTTTTCGCGTGATACGCTCCGATGGGGTGGAACTTGTCAGAAAAGTCCACGATTGTCGCACAGTTTTTGGAATCTGTTTTCCGCAGTGCGCGACTCGCTCGCTGGATTGTCTTCTGTGATGACCGACCGCCACTCACCATGATGAGTAGTTCGACATTCGGAAGATCAAGCCCTTCGTCGGCCAGTGATGTGGCAATCATGGTTCGCAGCTTACCGGCCTTGAACTCCTCCATCGCCGCCTTGCGCTGCTTCTTCGCAATCTTGGAATGGACGAGCAGAGAATTCGGAATGCGCTTTTCGTAGTCCTCACCCAGCGTGATGCGAGGGATGAGGATGAGCGTCTGCATGTCGAGGTGGTTTAGCGCGTAGTTTATGGCGTAATCGTTGCGCTCACGGTTCTCGCAGATGCCGATTTCAACGAGCGATTCCCAGGCGCACATGCGCTTCAATTCGTCGTCACTTATCCGCATGTAGCGACGGCGCGTGGTGAACAGTCGGTCGATGTTGTCATCGATCTTCCGATGGATGTTGAGGTCGGTAGCATCGCTGATTTCGAGGTAAGCGTCGGCCAATGAATCGCCGATGTCGCTGCGCTTGATTTCGTAGGTGCGGTTGTGGAAGAGCGTTCGCGTTACGGCATTGCGCTCTTCATCGTCGCACCATGGAGTCGCATCGAAGCCATAACGCGCGCCGTTACAGGACTCAATGATTCCTCTCAGAACTTTCGCGGCACTTCTCTTTGCTTCATCGACAATGAGAAGCTGCTTCTTGCTGAAGTCTACAGATTCGTGCGGACAGCGAATGTCCACCTTCTCATCCGGTACACCGGCAACCCTCAAAGAAACTCTACCCTGCTGGCAGGTTTCAACGGTCGGTGCTGTCCATCCGAACGTCCACGTTGGATTCAGCGTTGCGTAATGCTTGATAATGCTCGCGGCAATCCAGGTCTTGCCGCTGCCAGCCGGTGCGATGATCAGACCATCGCTAGTTTTGGCCCACTCTACTGCTTTTTGTTGGTATTCTCTTAGATTCATAGTTTTAGGAAATTTATCCCTCCGCCCACTGCTTCATAGCGAGCGAAGGGAGTTGTCCGTACCACACGGTACGAATCGCTTACTAATGGGCGACTGCTGTCAATGATGCGCTTACTTGCGTCGTATTGCTCATCTTTGCCAGCAGTTCTCTCACCGCTTTTTCAGCGAGAAATCCGATCTTGATTCCATGCTTTTCGCTAACAGCGCGCAGCTCGGAATGAAGTTCTGAGTCGATTGTGATGACTGTGCTTTTCTTTTTGGTTTTCATTCGCAGGTGTAGATTTTGTCGGTGGTTCGCAGGCCGGTGGGCCATTGAGGTTCGGTGAATGACTTCTCGATGAAGATGACCTTATCGGTGGGCTGGATGGTGAGTCGTTCGCCATCGGTTCGGATGAACATGAATTCCTTGGCTTGGTTGGGTTGTCGGCTCCAGCTATCGCCGATGGGAGCGGCGGTGAAGAGGTAGTCGCCGGTGATGATTTGATCGGCGCATTTGACCTGGCATTCGAGTCCTCGGAGGAAGGTGTACTCGATGGTGGTGAAGTCGGTTCCGTAGCAGTCCCATCGCTGGGCTTGCTGAGGTGTCCATTCAAGCTCTGGATCGGAGCTGAATGTTATGGCGTGGGGCGGGACGGCTCGATAGACCGCTCCGCATTCGAGCATGATGGTGCAGCCCCACATCCGACCTGGGATGGATACTAGGCCGAACCAGACGCAGGGGATAAATGCTGCCCCGGATAATCCGAGGAAGGATGCTTCGACGAAGCAGTACTGATGGTGAGGCAGTTGGCCTGCTTGTGAGTAGATCATGGTTTCTCCGTAAGCGATTTGATGTACCTGTTCCTCTCAGCCGGTTTGGCGTCGATGATGTACTGTAAAGCTCCGCAAGCATTCACGCTCGCAGTGTGTTCCCAGTCCTCTTTGTTGTCGTAGAACTCATGCCACCGCTCGCTGGGTGCGACGACAATCTGGCCGGTTCGATTGTGGCGGAACACGAATGCGGCAGGGCCGATGGGTACAATCATCTTCCCTCCAACCATTTCTCCAAGTCGTGGAGTTCAGCGATCTTGGCTTCGAGTTCTTTGATGCGGTCGTTGAGACGATTGAGTTCCATCACAATACCCCGTGGACGTATGTCGCTAAGGAACTTACCTTCTGGAGTCTTGATGCTGAATCCATTCAGTGGAGGCATTCGTCGCAATACGATGTGGGTGTAGCGTTTCACCGATTTACCTCCTTCAGTATGAAGTAAGCCGAACCAGCAATCACAAGTGCAAGCCACAGTTCTGGATGTCGTTTATGAAATTCCAACTCCTCTTTAACCAATTCGAAAAATCCTTTGAATTTCACGGCAACGGCCCTCCGTTCTCCCACAGCAGCAGATCCGCTCGCAATGCGTCGTTCTCCTGCTCTAGTTGGGCGATGCGCTCATTGGCCGATTTAAGTTCGCGCTTGTAGCACTCTTTGGTTCTCCAGTGTGGATCATTAAAATGAGTTCCACACGACCACATAGAGCGTTGCAGCACATGATCGGTTGCTGATTTGCAGAATAAACAAAAGCTCACGATTTCTCCTTTTGGATTTTTAACCACTCACCATGCGCGTCACTGATCCTTACTTTCCCAGTTTTCGTGACGTAGATTTGCACTAGGTTTCCGCGTTTATGCTTCGGTGTTTCCAGACACAGCACCACCCATCCTTTCTTTGAATCAGAGAAGCAGCGTTCGATTTTGGCTGAACCCCAATCGAATCCGTATTTTGTCTCGGCGTAATGGATTGCGTTCACGGCTTGGCCTCCTTGGCTTCTGTCCAAATTCTCACTCTACTCGCATACTCCAAGGCGCAGATTGCTTCATCCCCCGCCTCCCCCAGCCGCTTGATGCGCTCGCCCCTGTCCTCGTACAACGCAACGTCCGCGACCAGAGCAGCATGCTTGTTCTTCGTGTCCATTAGCTCCTCCTCCAACCGCTTGATACGCTCGTTTGCTTCGTTGAGTAAAAGTTCCAGCTTCTGACCTTCACATACCGCGTAGCAGATAGCATCCATGACTCCAAGCTCGTCGCATTTTGCATCGACGGCATCCATAATCGGTGTATCGCTCACAGCTTGGCCTCCTTAGCTTTGAACCAGTCATTGGATGCGCTCTGGCAAGCCCGACAAGGCCCACCGCATCCACACCCACATCCCAGTCTTTCTTCGACTTCATCCCCCGCTGCCTCCAACCGTTTGATGCGTTCCAGAAGCCTCGGCACCTCGCGCATGATGACGACACGTTGAGACTCGCCAAGCTGTCCACCAAGCATCGTTGAAATAGCGTTCGCATCCCACTCGCGCTCCACGGCCATCGCGGAGTCCTTCCAGTCCTCCAGCCGCTTGAT